CATACAGGTTAGTTAATTTTCAGATCCCATACCAACGTGTGCACGCCCATGGTCTCTTAATCATAGCCCCGGCAGTAGCGTTAGAGTAATCTTCGATATACCCCTTTGAAAGCTGCTGGACACCCAACACGTTAAACTTAGCCGGTACAACTTGTAACCAAGTAGCGCCACCGTCGGTACTATCGTCTTCAATTCTATCTGCGAATAGATAGAAAACGTTTGCACTAGCATTAGCGTTGTTTAACTGAGGAGCAGAAGTTACACGAATACGCGGATATGCTTTAGACAGCCAATCTCTAACTGACACACCGAAGTCCGAGGTGGTCGCTAGATAGTCCACGGACCCTGTGGCTACCGCTAAAGTCAAATCAACCATTTCCGGGTCGATGGTATCTTGCGATTGCGTACGTAACGTCTGTACCGCGGTTAGAATATCGCGTTGGATTTCAAGGAATGTTTTAACACTCCAAGTCCGGCCCGACACGCCGTTGGCTACTTGCGTATACCCGATTAAGTTCGGATCGTTAAGAAAACCGTAGGTATTATTGGCACCCGCATTAAACCCAAAGAATCCAACTTGATTACGTTCGATTTCTAAATTACGAGCGCAACTGATGCGTTTTTCGGCTGCGTCATTTGCATTCATACGTGCGGCGCGAGCTGATTCTAACGGCGTAACTTGCATACCTTCTTCAAAACGCATAACCGTGCGCGTAACGAAGTTTGTATTCCACGAGGCAAGCGGCACGTTGGTAAGGTCACCGTAGGGAATCGCAAGACCCGTATTTTCCATGACGCCTTGAACAATTTGTTCATCTTCCCACGCGCCTGCGTTCATAATACCGATAACGTTATCGATTTTTATGGGGGCCGTGATGACCCGTACAAATCCAGGTAACCAATATTGTAAGAACTGAACCGGCGTGGTAACTGACCCAGTTGTAATGGTCGGTTGCAACGCATCCATGGCCGAGACGGACGCAGGATGTTTCATCATCTCACGGACCTTCGCAGAATCGAAAGTAATACCCAATCTTCGTAAATCTTTATAATTCTCCGCCTGGAAATTATCAAACGGACGCACCTTTTTAGCGCTTAAATATGAATGTACTGTTTGCATCATTATTTCCTATTAGGTTGTCGGAATTGGGAAGATTACAGGGGACAATTGAACTACCGCCAATTGCGCACCCGAAGCGTTGGGAGTGAACTGCGATATCACGCCGTTTGCAAAACTGTAACCGGATGTTAGTGTGTCTCCTGGAGCCATCGTTGCTAACGCGCCCGTGGTGTTGTTGTAGATCAAATAGTCACCGATAGCACATGCCGCGGGTACTAATACCGTAACGAGACCTTCTGTTATCAACTCGGCTTGAGTCTGGTTAGCTAACGTTAAAGACGCTGTCAATCCAGAACCGAAAAGCGCGTATTCTTTTGGAGCTATCAGAATACCGGCAAAGCCCAATGAACCACCGGAACCCGCTTGTGCCACACCTTGACTGGTAATAGTATAAGCTGTAGCGCCAATGATATTTGGTTCTGCTCCACTGGCTAGCACATAGGACAGGATGACCTGGGGCGATACTTGAAAAACTTCACCTTGAACACCGAACCCTGCAAAAATATTAACTGTTGATTGGAAACCCATGATTATTTCGCTCCTTGTAAGTAATCGTCAATCTGACTGGAATGCGCGGCACAATCTTGAGCAATATTAACTACGGGACTTACTTTGGCCGCCGCTAGATAACCTTGAAGCACAGATTGTTCATGGCCTCGTTTACAAGAAATACCGAGTTTTTTAACCCCGTATTCTGCAACTTCTTCCAGTGTCTTTTCCTTGTGATCGAAAGTACCAACGTGATATGATAATTTCTCAGCGAGAATATCGCGTTGTGCCATGTCTCTATAGAATGTTTTTGCGTCCATTCCTTTTCCGAACTTATCCTTGGTTTCTTTTTCCATTTTTTCATCTTCCTTTTTCTCAGATTCATCGTCGGTGATTTCTGCGCGTTTTACTAACATATCTGGCTCCGCGTCTTGTCCACCCCCCATCATTCGGTCCATCATAGACTTAGCGCTGCAAATAGAATCGTAAATCGTCTTCATGTCCATTGCTCTGTCCTCAGACTCTTTCTCTTTTTCGTCTTCTGACTTTTTCTCCATTTCTTTTTCGGATTCGTCCTTGCCTTCCGGCTTTTCTAAATCCTCGGGTTTTTCTTCCGGTTTGTTCATATCTGGCATCGTGATATCCTTTGAGTCTAAAGTAAATCGTAATCGGTCCAATACGGCTACGTCTGGACCCGATCGGCCTTCTTCGACATTCGCTACGTGGTTTCCACGAAGGTTACGTTGAATAAATTCGTACGGTTGCCCGTCATAAACACCGTTGTTCATTTCGTATTCGCAACGGTATCCTATAGAAATATCTTTTATACCTTCTTCGATACGCTGATGCGCATTTTCAGAAAATATCTTTAAATTTGCTCTCAAGTATGGATGATCAAAATATACATCTTCACCCGTCACGCCTTCTACGCCCTTCACTTCGGCGGGAATTAAATCATCTGATTCACTACCAAGCATAGCATGTCCGTTTGTAAACGGCAAAAGTTTAAAAGAATTCATAGCTTCTGGACTACATAGTTCCGAAGCGGGACGATACACATTATAAATTTTATCTGTTTCTAAGCCCTCGTGTCCGATTTGAGCGCCAGAATATGGAAAAACACCTACTTTACTTATAGGGTTCCCTTTTATTTCAGGCCACCCATTACCGTCGTAATTTCTTTTAGACCTATTCGGTACTATCTGAGGATTAGTATCATTAAACGATATGTTTCTCATACTCTCTTCTTTTGATTTTCTTGCATTTCTCTCGGCGATGGCGATGCTCTGCTCTTCTGGATATCCGGAATGACGTAATTCTTTAATGTTGGAGCTGATTGCTTGTTGTGAAGAGCCGGACACTAATGGCAAAGATTATACTCCAGGTTTGGGTACTATCAGAATAGCACCCAAACGGTACTAGTGTCAAAATATTTTATTCGTCATCTCCATCGAAATCTATTACTGCGACAATTCGGCACCTACAGTTTATTGGCGTTCCGGGTAGCCCTCTGTCTTGTTTAGGTACCCCGCGCGCTGCCTGCTCGGCTTCAAGATTGGCGAAGCTAAAAATCTCTCCGTCTATTTTAATATGAGACTCTCTCGGCTCCCGACTTCCCCCGCTGTGGAGCCACTCGAATTTTTTTACACCTAGTTTGTCTAGCTTGATAGCGTTCACTGAACTGTATGCTTTCCTAGTTTGGTCAAGTGCGATAAGTTCCGCCCGACGAGCTGTAACACCTTCATATTTCTTAATCTCGGGGAGTAAATCATACAGACCTTGGCCCGATGTTATTGACCGCATTACGGCGCCCGTCACATCCTTAAAATACTGAGCGGGTATGGATTTAATCAAAGAAACATTCTCAGCAATGGAAGCGTTCACGACGTCCGTTAATTCTTTTGGTACTCGGCTAGTGTTAATACTCAAGCCCCCCGAAAGCTCTTTAAGGCTTTTTTTAATGTTTACAGAGCTAATCTCGAGATTCCGCTCCATCATGTGGTCCACCAAATCCTGGCCTTCGCGAGCAAAAAGCTTTTCAAACTTATCAGTGAGCATGTTCATCAGTATTCGAGACTGAGAACCGATACTCTCGTCGCTCGTAAATTCAGGGACGGGAAGGCGTTTGAAAAGCTTCGTTACTTCTTTTTTTACTTCTGTGGTCATTTTTTTGATGAGTTTCTGAATTCCACGGTTGTACCAAAGCTGTAAACTGGCGTTGTAGTTGAGTGCATTCGCTCGCACTATGTCATCGCGTTTCTTACTCATCGTCCGCCGTTGACCCTTCATCGTCTGATTCTTCATTCGGGTCTTCTGGAACTTCTCTAGCGACTAACCCATTGTATCCGCTCTCGGGGTCGAGTATTAATCTTTCGCGGATATCCAACCCGTCCAGGGATCCACAGTTTGCAAGAACACTATCCGTTTCAGCTTTAATTTTATTCAGCTCAGCAAGCTCTTTAGTGGTCATCGCGTCTAGTGGTTTCCACAGTACCGTAGGCTCGAAGGGCTTAATTCCGAATTTCGGACATATTTCCGAGCGGATTAACAACTCCCAGTGCCGCTCAATCATGGGCGTCAAGTCGTGGCACTGGATAGATTCGAGCATTTCGTGATAGCTTGCTTCTTCGTAATTACCGGTCGAGTTAAACCCCTTTAACGTCGTTCCTAAAAGTTTATTTTGAGGAACTTCCGCAGCCGAGGCTACTAATTGATACTGAGTCATAATAACAGCATCTAGATCCGTCAGGCTCGTATCGAATTGAATAACGTCCTCATCTAAATCAATTGTCTTAATCCCGAAGTTATTTCTGTAGTAGACCCATTCTTTTATCCTTTCGTCAAATTCAGGTCCTCCCGCCACCGCCTGAGAGCTGTCTAGTTTGAGAACGTCGGTGCGCTTTGTTAGCGCTAACAAAGGCGCTTCATTGGCCGTACGCTCTGCCGCGTAAACACGTTCATAAATCTTTTGTGGGATAGACGGACCCCCGTAGAAATACGACGGCTTTAAAACGTCTGGCACTTCTTCCGTCTTATATATGACTAGGTGCGTCCTATGGACTAAACGGCCAGCAATATTCCACCACGTGGGCTCATAGAAGTGAATGCTCGCAGGAGCGCCCGCCGCCTCGCTGTCCAACTGCGGCGATATCCAGTAGGGGTCTATCTGAGAAATCCCCTTGTACGAACCTGGGGTTACGCCGTCGGGGTTAAATGGCTTGAGATAGTAGTTTTTATCCGGTGAGTCTACGATGAACATCGCAATTCGAATACCGAACACGCGACCTTGGTCCACTAGCTGGATTAAGTTGTAGTTTAGTCGATACTTAACGTCTAATTTTCTAATAGCGTCTAAGACTTTTGTACTTACCTTCCTACCGTCGTTAACTGTAATGTCAAAGCCGTTTCGCACCGCGTCTTTAGCTGGCATTAAGCAGCACTTCTTAATCAACCAGTGCTGGGACATTGTTGCACATACTTGATACCCGATAAACCCCTGCGATGCATACCAAAAAAACACTTCATCGTTAAGAAATCCGCCCCCGTTACCTCCGAGTGCTTTAGTATTAATCTGGTTGCTATCCATGGTACTTACCGTATTTTTAGAATCTTGCGTCGTTTTATTTTTCTTTGGCGCACTCATAAAAGGTGAAAAACCTTCTTTTTGTATGATGCTCATCTTTTCTTGAGCCGCTTCAGCCATTCCCTCAAAGCGTTCTCGATGCGTGGACAGCATGGGACGAGTACGTTTTTTCTCAACCATAGGTACCGTTTCGGTTTTTTTATTAAGTTTTAACCAATTCCACATGCGTTTCTCCTTTAGATTACTGATTATAGCACTATGGGCGTACGCTAAACATTCCTCGTATAACTCTCTTACCGGGCGCAAAAGCGATGCATACCGAATCGGCTAAATTTGGAGACCTACCACCATCGGGCATTTTATTTATCAGAATCTTTCCGGCGTTGTTTATACCGTATGTGGGTTGCGATAGTTCTAAAATTAGTTTGTTTAGTTCTGGTAGAGTACTACTTAGACTTATAATGTCGTCAGTGTTAACGTTAAGTTTTTCAACGATAGCTCGATGTGTTAATTGGAATCGACGCCTAAGACTCCACCAGCTTTGTGCCTTGTAGTTGGCGAATAAATCCTCATTTTTTCTTCCCTTATCGCGCCCGAGAAGTTCTTCCGAGTTCTTAAATGGGTCGCCTTCTGGGTCTACTACGGCGCCACTTCCTCGATGGGGGTCGAATCGTATTTTATGTTCCCTTTTTTGGTTAATGACTCTTGCGTCGCTTCTAACACCCGCTCCAAGGCCATCAGCATCAAAAAGAACAGTATGAAAATCGTTAGTATCACAAATCCTAAAAACCCTCTCAGTACTCGCAAAAATGTCGCTACCCTTACCACTCCAGTACTCAAGGTACTCCACTGTGATACCGTATCGCCCGCAAACTGCGTTTTTGTCCGCCCCTTCGTCCGCTACGTCGAACCCTAATACCCTAACACCCGTACGCTTCACGCCGAGTTTTATGTGCGCGTCTACCGCAGACCTAACCCAGGCTGCGGGTATTACGATGCCTTCTACTGACGCCGAGTAATCTAAGTCCAGTTCTTGTGCGATAACTACAGGGTCGTCAATTTCGAAACATTTCTTTTCATACCACGCTTGGTCCTTGCGCGGGTCATCTTGCCACCTGAAAGTGAAAACGTCTACCTTCCCGCCGAATCTTTTTCGAGCGAACGGGTTATTCATCCCTAAAGGAGTAGAAATATCATGTCGGCAGTTAGTTGTTTGGGACAAAGAGGCTTCTATAAGTTCCGCTCTAGGTATGTGGGCGGATTCATCTACCATGAAAATACCCGTTCTCCCTCCACGGCCTATCCCGTCCCCGCTTTCCCCCGTGATAATAGAGTCGGTGTCTGGAAACTGCACCCGCATATACGGCGCATGTTCTCGCTCGTTAAAACTGCCCCGGAATTCTACAGGGAGACTCGTCACAAATTGACGCGCTTTAAATAGTAACGATTTCGGGTCCCCGCGCTTGTCAACGTATTCTTCTTTCCTTGAGCCGAACCCTATGACCATTCCTTCGTTAAAGAGACATAAGGTACATGCGGTAGCTACCGTTAGCCAGCTCAGCCCCATTTCACGCGACTTTTCTGTCAGCCCCGGTCTTTGCTCTTTCCAAGTTTTCACAAACCAATGCACCCATTCTTCTTGGATGGGGAAAAGCAAAAAGGGTATAAAGCTCGGTTGTCCCTTTTCTACTTGTCTCGGGTCGAAAGTTACGCCCCAATCAATAATGAATTGTGCGGGATTATCTCTGTAGAATATTTTTAAATCTTTTAAGATTTCGGGGTCTTTTCTTATCCTCCCGAGCCTATCCAGCCGATACTGTAAAATGGCTGGATAGTCGGGATTTTTAAAGTCATGCGGAAACGGGATTGGCATCTGCTGCAACTTCTGGCTGCGCTTCAACTGGTTGTTCTTCCGCTACGGGGGCCCCGGGGCTAACTAAGGACTGAATGTACGCCTCTAGCTGACCCTTGTCAGACTGTGCGATATGTAACGCAGATCGAAGATCAAGATTAGCTTTCGTTAAATCTTGAACGACTTGACTATGAGCCATTAGTCTCGCAATGACGGTCTTTAGTACGCTCTGTAGTGCGCCCACATCAGCGGGTATTTGTGGTGCTGACGATTGATTCAAAGGCACTTGATTTTCGGGTGTAGACATTATTAGCTCCTAAACGGTATTAACAAGGGTTTTTGTTTTTATACACCAAAGTTACAGCGCTGTCAACACCGCTCTACTCCGTTTATATTGGGTCTCTACCATAAACAACAACCCTTCCTGATGTAAAGTTACCCGTTGATGGAATTAATCTAAATCCTGTTTTGTTGCTAGCATTTAGTAATCCACCAGCAATGGAATTAGACCAAATTAATGGCGCTGTGCTTTGGGGAACAAATCCAGTACCGGTTAACGCTGGAGAAACTCCGCTTTGGTTCATTCCCATAAGCTTGAAAGAAGAGTATGCAGTCAAACCCGTTATGGTATGTAAATCCATAAATACGTTAATGCCCGAACCTGGTCCTGATCCCCAGGATCCAGTGTTTGATCCCGAATCTCCAAAGTCGGAAGATGAGTAGTAAGTAGAACTCGTAACCCATCCGCCTGCGCCATCATCCAATTGTAAAATAACATCGCAAGTTGTGGAGCAAACAACATTCGAAACTTCAACTAAATAAGTTCTATAAGAGCCGATAGAGCTAAAATCAAGTTCGGTTACCGGGCTAGTAACATTAACCACGGTTATTACCGTTTCTGTCGTCACCGGAGTTTCCCATGCGGGATTCGCCCCAGAGCCGTGCGTAGTTAAGATTTGACCATCGTCCCCCGAAGCTAAAAATGTCCATCCGGTATCACCACGATAAAGAATATCGCCCTGGATATCGTCGAAAACCGCGTCCAAAATATCCGACATTGTATTCCCGATAGGTGACGCACTCGAACCTTCGATATTTGATAGCACCGTATCGGCGTCAATCGGAGCTAATCCTTCATCTGCCACTATTCCGGTAATAGTTCCAGTCCCAGGCGTGTCTGTTCCAGTTTTTTCATTAGTGATGTAGCTAATCGCTCCAGTACCGGTACACACTAAATTGCAATCTAGTCGTTGTGATAAAATAGATATAGTGCCGCCACTCGTGTCTTGGGTGATATCCCCGCCGGACAAATTATTGACGCTTAAAGAGACGCTGTTGTTACCTGTACAACGTAAAGCACTATCGCTGACAAAGTTCGCCAAGCTATTTAATACGATTTGAATGTTAGAGCCAGAAAAGTCACATGTAAGTGTATCGCCTGAGCCTGCTTGCGCCACGTTAGCTTGAGGGCCGAAAATACTGACGTTTCCGTTGTTTATTACCAAATTGGTAGTGTAGTTAGCGCCATCCAGAATATACACGGCCGAAGGTTCGGTAGCGCTTTGCAAAAGAGAATAACCCGCGTCTATCGTAGCAACTGGGTTACTGAAGCTCCCTGAGCCGGTGCTATCATCCCCGAAATACTGAGAAACATAGGCATTCACCCCATTGAAATCTAACCCGCCCCCGCCAACGTCTTCCCACGAGGGGGACTCATCCGCACCGTTGGTCTGTAGAAACTGTCCTTCGGTTCCCGGATTAAGGAGTGTCCATTCGCCTGGGTCGCCGTTTTCGCGAAATATCAAAGCGCCGACAGTGTTACCAAATGAGTAATCTAAGTAGTCATTTAAACTAATAGGCATCGGACGTCCTATGTCACCGCTAGTGTTAGCGAGCATATAGGCATCATCAACGTCGGCTAGAGATATCGTTCCGCTCGTGTTAATAGGTCCGCCGGTTAATCCCGTTCCGGTATCGACTTCCGTTACGGTACCGCTTCCCCCACCGCCGCCGCCAGAACCTTGTCGTGTATTGAACGTTAAATTAGCCATTATTGTAAATCTCCAAAAACCGACCAGGTCGTTGTTGTATCTTGAATTACTTTAACGCACTCCAACCAACCCCCTTGATTTGCTGTGTACGCCACATCTGGTACGCTGTTTTTACCTATTATGTTAACCGTACTGGTGTTAACGCCCGCCGCATTTCCGTTACCTGTTCCCCCTTGGAACATTTTAAACTTAAACCCCACGGGGATTGCAGCGTCATTAGTTAAAATGAATCTTCCATACCCCGTACTTCCGGTATAGTAAATCATCGCGTTCGAATACACTTGATAGTTAGACGAGTTAAGAGTAATTGATTGAGGCGAAGCCCAGGAAATTATATTATATGGTTGCCCGTTTATAGGGTCATTTGCATAAGTCTCTCCGTAGTATACTCCGTTAAAATATCCTTGTTTTATTCCGGATATTGACGGTGTCCCAGAGCTGTATGCTAAATACCCGCATATTTTATTATTAGTAGAAGATATATCCCCTGTCTGACTTCTTCCGTTGATTGTTATAGAGGGAGAAGCGGAAGAACTAGGCGAGGTATCCACGATGTCGCCGGCTAAGGTATCGAAACTCATTTCTAAAGTAGCGTTCATGGCGGTCGTATAATTACCCGTGATCTCTTGGGCTTTTATAAACATTTGACTCGGGTTACTTGTCCCGTCTCCGAAATCCCCTCTGACTTTTTCCGCTTGAATATAAACTATGCAACTGGAAGAAGAAATAACAGTATTGAAATTTGTTCCGAACGAATACGCTTGTACTTTAAATACACTTCCACCACCGGCTAAATCTACATTCGTAAAATCTAAAAAAGCTGATGGTGCAACGATAGTAATGTTTATACCACTTGGTATACTCAAACTTCCTGAATAAATAGCATTGTCTGGGATGTAAATTGATCCGCCGGAAGGAAGATTATCAATTCCTTTCTGGACCGTTAATACCGGTTCGTTTAGTGAAGTGCCTGTGTTGCTATCATTTCCGTTTTGAGCGACCCATACGGCATTTTCATAATCGAAATTAGTAGGGCTGCCACCGGAATTCTGCCACGACGTTGTCCATATTCCCACGCTGGGCAGCACTGCTTGAACGCGCTGACCCGCTTCGGTAATGCTGGACGGGCCGACTAAAACATCAGACCCTTCCACCTCGAAATTTATGGCGCCCGTGCTTAAATTAAGAAACTCGCTTTCGTATCCTAAAACAAATGCTGGAGTACCTTGTCCCGTAGCGTCGGGCAGTGTTACCGTGTAAGTACTCGTCGTTGAGTTAATAAATAGAAACCCGGAATTGCTGTAGTCAAGAGTGATGTCGCCCGTCAATTGAACTATGCGGCGCATGGGGTAGCGCCATGCATTTGTACAGTTAACAATACCGTCAAACGCAGCGCCGTCCGCACCAAACGACAGACCACGTTTGTTTAACCGCGTTTGCTGCGTTTGCGAACCAATACCGTAAAGGACTTCAACTTTAGACCCTTGAGCCGCCGTTAACGTGCCTGTGATAATGGTGGTGTAATATTCTGCTTGTACCGCAAGTGATACGCTACCGGTTGTAGCGCCCACCAAGGTGAAGCGTGTTACGTTCCCGTGACCACTAGTAGTACCTAAAAGGTTGAGCACGTTAGCACCGCTCGCTACCGTTGAAGCGGCTAGTACGACGTTGATGTACGATGCACTTCCAGCACCGCTAGTATCCACCGTAAGCGCATCACCCGTTGCGGGATTTAACGCGTATCCGGGCGCGTAGATATCAATACCGCTTTTCGTAATCGAAATTCCGACGCTAGTATCTGTTCCCACACCGAGGCCTACAATCGAAACTTTAGGGACTCCGGCGGTTAACAGTACTTGGGCGTTAGCTACTGCTTGCCCCAGCGTAGCTAAAGGCGCGTCCGGTGTACCTAGGCCGCCGTCGTTTCCGCCCTGAGCGAAATAAATCGTGTAAAACGGCGTAAAAACAGAGCCTGGGGATGTAGCCCAGTCCGCCAAGCCCGCACCGTTGGTAGTCAGCACTTGCTGCGGTGCGCCGTCATATGCGGGAAGCGTGTAGTGGTCTCCGGGCGTAGTAACGTCGACACCGATAGTTAAGGGCCCGTGAATCGCCGCAGGGCCTGAAGTTCCTAGAGGTAGGTTGCTACCGATAATTTTATTTAAAGTGGCTGTACCGTCGTTAGTGCACGTTGTGTAGCGTTGGACACTAGCGAGTACTGTCGCGCCGGTATGAAGCGATAGCACGCCAATTTGTGAGATGCTTAAGTTAGCTGTTCCGCCAGTTACCGAAACGGTATTAGCTTGGTCTGAAAATATCCACCCGGAAGATGATGCGCCAAATGCGATATTAGTAATTAGCGGGCAATCGATGTTGTAAAATCCGTTTATCACCGCGTGCTGCAAGTGCTCGCATGTTATCGATGCCTGGTCTGTAGCTGTAAGAGTAAAATTACCTTGCAGGGACACGGACGGCATAATTATGTTAAGTACCTGACCGGCTCCTGTAGTGGCTAACGTTTCGTTATTGGTGTTAAAGTTAATCGCGTAAATTACTGTCGGGGTCGTTCCTGCGGTATTAATTGCTGTCTGAATTAACGCTAAAGGCTCGTTAGCTGAATTACCGCTGTTGCCGTCGTCCCCATTAGGGTCTACCCAAATAGCGTTTGTGTACTCGAAGTTCGTCTGCCCCGGCGCATTTAGCCACGATACGTGACCACCGCCGTCCGTGGTTAAGACCTGTAAATTATCCCCGTCTGAATCGGGCAGAGTGTAATGCAAGCCCGCCGTGTTGATGTCCGTCCCAATAGTGAGGGGGCCTGCGATACCTGTACGCCCCCCGAATCCAAAGGCAAAGGAGGAGCCTAGCATCCCGTTCAATGTAGCAGTGCCGTCGTTGTGAATCATGCCGTGCGTTAAACAAGATACGTTAACAACGGCGGAATCGCTAAAACTTCCCACCCCGATATTCTGGGCCGTGATATCTAGTGCCCCACCATCTGCGGATATGTTATCGCATTGTTGTGCTGTAATGCTGCTGGCCGCGCCATTACCGTAGTACTGATTTATCTCATAGCAGGTGATGATCGATGATGTAAAGTCGTCTAGCTCACCGATAGATTGCGCTAAGATTTGCACTTTGTCCGGCGTGGCGAAAGTCAAAGGCTGGTTAAACTCTGTCGCGGGGGCATATATGTACAAAAGCTGGCCAGTTCCCAGGGTCGAAATGGTTTCTTCGTTCAAGTAGGCATCAATAACGTAAATTACTGTATTTTGGTTAGCTGCTAAAGTTACAGCGGCTTGAACAGTAAGCAACGGGTCGTTAATGGACGCACCGGAGTTGCTATCATCCCCGTTACTTTGCGCCACAAAAAGCGTATTCACGTATGGAAAGTTATCACCGGCGCTACCTGCTGCCCACACGGGGTTACCAGAGGGCCCAGAGGTCTGTAAGAAGTGACCACTGGTACCTGCGGCTAGGGTAGTCCACTCAGAGGCATTTCGGTAAAGTAAAGAGCCTTGAGCGTCCCCCAGGACGTAGTCGAGCAAGGGAGATAGCGAGGTGGATGAAGGAAAAGAAGAGCTTCCGCTTACGTTCGCTAAAAGAGTCCCGTCCGCGATGTTAGCTAAGGATATAACACCGGTTGACGTTATCGGCCCTCCGGTTACTCCATTGGACGTTCCGATGTTGGTGACCCCGTCGCCACCCCCGCCACCTGTGGAACTGACGCTAGTGTTAAATACGAGATTAGCCATGGAAGCCCCTATAGGTTGTTATTGCGGTGTCCACTGCGAAATACTGACGATGTTAGTACCGTCGTTTGCTTGTGTTTGCACGTATGTTATTTCGTTGTAGACAACGGTAAGCGTTTCAAGAAATGCCCCGTCGTAGGTAAAATCGACCGCCAAGCTGTCAATCGGGAGTGCGACGCCGTTTGATGCAATTACCGTTGAACCACCGGCCATGGGGCCTCCTAGAAAATAGTTATTGACAGAGCGAGCAATTCGGTGTATAATAAAATACCGTAAGGCTATCCCCAAAGTCTATACCTTTTCGGAATTAAATCAAGAGTCTTGCATGAACTGCTTGTAGATCCGAGCGGCCTCGGTAGAATCTGTTGGAAGAGTAGGGATGGGAAGTGGCGCGGGTGGCACAAGGGGTACCGGAATGGTTGCTTTCTCCGCGAACGTCCCTTGCGTTTTCAAGTAAAAAGTAATTGCGTTTATTTTTCCTTGCTGAACTTGTCTTAGCAATTCCTGGCCAGCTAAAGCCACTCCACGAGCTTTTCCTGTCTTATATCTTGCCTCCGTAAGGGGGTGAGCTTTGCACCAATCGCTCCAATCCGCCGGGGACAGTGCGTGGTAGTTTCCACATTCTTCTAGAGTTAAACCGCGCATACCGAGCTGAACCATCTCATCATAAAATTCATTTGTGTCCTTGCCCGTGAATTTAGACATGAAACCCCTCTCCGGTACTTTCGAGGGTTGCTTTAAGTCCGGTAAACTTCTCCCCCCGTTTTACTGTCATATCCACATATTCCGGATCAAGCTCCTGTGTTAAACATCTACGTCCTAATTTTTCACATGCAATTAATGTCGTACCGCTTCCGCAGAAGGGATCATACACGTAATCATTCGGCTTAGAATTATTTTTAATTGGCCTGGCCATACACTCGACTGGCTTCTGTGTTCCATGTCCGATAGTTTCTTCTTTTTCCGAATTGCCATATGAATTATTATTTTTTATATTCCAAGTTGTTGCTTGATCTCTTGCTCCCTGCCAATCGTGTTTAGCTCCCTTTTTTACTGCGTAAATACATGGTTCGTGCTGCCAATGGTAGTCCCCGCGAGAAAGAGCAAAATGCTGTTTCACCCAGATTATTTGTGAGATGATATCGTATCCGCAATCGATAATGTTTTGGGCAACAATATTCGCGTATTTTCCTGCGTGCCAAATGTAACCTACATTCCCGCAAAACAGACTATAGGCATCTGTCCAGTCGATAACAGAGTCATTAAGTACCTTACCCTTGGCCCGCGCGCCCGAACCTACCCGTTCTCGCCATTCGGGATCGTAATCGACGCCATAAGGCGGATCTGTCACCATCAGATTAGGTTCGTGACCTACCACCAATCTAGAGACGTCGTCGGGGTTAGTGCTGTCTCCACAGGCTACGCGATGATTGCCGCATATCCATATGTCACCCAACTTTGTTATCGGTTCTTCGGGGGCTTCGCCGAATTCATCTTCGTCACACTCACCGGAATTTATAATTTCGGGATTTAGGTAACTTTCAATTTCGTCTTGTGTAAACCCGGTGAGTTCGAGATTAAACCCCACGTCCTCCAAGTCCTGGAGCTCAATTTTAAGTAAACTTGCGTCCCATCCCGCATTTTGGGCTATGCGGTTTGCAGCGAGTATATACGCTTTACGTGAGTTTTCGTCCATACCCTGTAGGGTTACCGTGGGTACGGTACTCAAACCCACCTTAACCGCAGCCTGGGCCCTTGCGTGGCCTCTTATGATCACCCCATCCTCTCCACATTCAATTGGGTCGTTGAACCCAAAATCTTTAATTGAGTTGACTAATTCCTCGATTTGCTCTTCGGTATGGGTTCGTGCGTTGTTCCCGTAAGCTAGTAAGCTTTCGGGTGTTTTCATTTCGATTTTCATAGTGCGTCCTCGTGTGCTCCCACTGTCAAGTATATCACAGGGGGTCGTGTTCGGGTCTAATGTCCGTTAACTAATCTTTGTTAGAAAACTCGACTTTAACTTAACCTTAATAAACCTCTTGCCGACTTATGATGACTTCGTGTTGACTAATAGTCGTCGTTTAAAAACCCACGCTCTCTATAGCTTTTAGACCGATATGACGACTTGACGACTAGAATATAATTAATTCTATAAATAGGGGGGTGTATGGTGGTAGGTCAGGGGGTAATAGAGGTGAATATAAGGTACTGATATGATTTTAGCCGTCAAGTCGTCATAAGTGCTATTTTTCTTAATTAAATCAATTAGTTATAAGCCGTCATCTTAAGTCGACGGCTGTCGTCATAAGTCGCCGAGAAGCAGTACTAGCTAACTTAAAACAGGTAAGCTTACATACAAACTATGACGACATGACGACTAGAATATCCCGTTTTTAAATTAACTATTTATTTAGATGTGACGGCATGACGACTAACATTTATTTAAAGTTTATTAAAAAAGGGAGGAACCTAGCAGGCCGACTCCCTAATGTGGATTGATTAACTTAATCGTATTTTTGACCCATTTCGTAGGACTTCTGTATCTCTTCTTTATCTGTATAATGAAAAGAAGGATGGTCTATCCTAATAAAAAGCGCAGGCCGTTTGTTATCGGGTTCAACATTTCTGGAAGTTCGTCCGTCTTTGAGGGCAGGATGGAGAACATAACCTAGCTCTTTAAGTATTCTCGCTCGCTTATTGTCGGGCATTAAATAGCGAATACGGCGCTCATTTAAAAGTAGTGTTAAAGCGATAGAAGATATCCAACCATTTTTAAATCCGGCACGGCCCAGTTCTATTTCTTCAAGAAGTATGAGGTGTATTTCATCTCTACTGGCTTCTATTGCTGCGTCAGTGGTGCTTGTTTGAGGGGCGCGAACACAAAGGCCAGAAAAATCAAATTCAGGGTCAACTTGGTAGTTATAGAGCTCATACGTGCAGATCTCATGACCGCCGTTTCGTAACCATTTTACTGAGCTACTGAAGAACTCTTCGGTCAAGCCTGCTTTGTGAAGGTCTTCGGGAGTTTGTAGTGCTGACATAAAGACGGCCAGGCGACGTGCATCCTTGCGTTTTTGTAAATTGTCGAAATTGTTGAGGGTGAGTATAAAGTTTGCGGGAAAGTCACCCATCCTAGCGTTCTTACCTTTGCCCTCAAAGGAGAGCCTATCTTGCGTGATTAAGGGCTTTAAAACCTCTTCAAGCTTTGCCTCTTTCATTTCTGGGTCTTCGATAGCGATAAAGGTTTTACCGAACCATTGGGCGTTAAAACGATTCTCGAACTCGTCTGCTTTAGCCTTGTGGGTATAGCGTAGTCCCACGGCGTTAGCGATGATTTCGACCAAAAGGGACTTGCCGCAACCTTGCACGCCCTGGAGGACAAGCGCGTACTGAGCTTTAGTTCCAGGTTTTTGTATCATAGTAGCGGCAAAGCTCATGATAATGCGTTGATCTCGAGGGTCGGGGTAGTTGGCAGCGAGAAGCCGCTTGAAGGGGGTGCTGTCTCCCTGTTTCATTTTAATAGTAAGCGGCTTGTAGGTATTGACGAACGTTTCGCCTTCTCGTTCAGTAATAGCCCCGTGTGGGAGGTCGGGTCGGAATCCTAGGTGGTCTATGATTCTTCCCGAAGTCGCGGCATGTTTTTTAAAAGTTTTATAGGGTGGATCAATACATTGTGGTCCATAGAAACATACATTAAAGCCTTCTTGATTAACTAACCCATGTGAAGCTGTATAAATTTCTCGTTCTGATTTCACAAAATAGCAGCCCGCGAACTCTTGGGGCATCTGATCATTTAGTGTTCCGGCCAAGACTTCTTGACTTTCGTTGCGGGTGTCGTTACACTGCCTCTTAGGTAGATGCAAAGCATTCCTGCTTGAGATGGCTTTGAGAACTGTTTCGAGCAGGTATGTATCTCGATACCATTTATCTCTCGCTAGCCCGGAAGTCCACATAATTCTAACTATCTGCTCTGCTTCTATCCGCTCGTACGCTAGCATATTAGCCAGAGCCAAATCGGCACTACTAGCATCGTAAGCTTTCCCCTCTGTGGAAGTACGATATGCTCGGCTAAGAACTTCCACATTGCAGTCATACAAGTCGGAAAAACTGGCACCATTCCCGAACGCGTTACTTGCGCGTGGTTTAGTGCGCGCACTTGCAATAACTTCTTCATCGGTTTTTTCATCTACACTGTCTGCCGGGCAAGAACTTTGATTTATATTTTCTGAAACTCCGTCCATTTTAAAATCGGACATAATCAAAGACTTTAATGAGTCTGTTGCGTCGGTATTCCAATCGCCGGTGGCGTTTGTACTTCCAAATAAAACAAATCGGTCGTGCGTATAGAGTTCGATACGTTTTGCTGTATTTTTGTTCTTGTGCTCAGGTATTTCCCCACTGTACCGTCCTATGACGTGGAGTCCTCTCCCACTTTGAGATATCTCAATAAAGCACCCGGGGAACATCGCACACATTTTATTTACCCACTCGGGCCAGGTGTTGTCATCCTGTAATGCTTTATCTATATCTAAGAAAAAGAAGCCGGATTCTCGAGTGATAGAGAACCCGACGCGATAATCCGGGCCCAGTTCAGATGCTTTATCGATAGCTTGAGTTAGCCGCATCCAGTTAGCGGGGTTCTTATGACTCGCCACTATCCCCGAGGGGCTTCGGGGCTGTTTATCCAGATTGCTAACTATAAATTGGGGGTACGCGTCAGCGTTCGTGAGGTAGAGAGGTAGATGCATTTCGTCATGTCCTTATGTTACACGTGTTAAGTTATCCTGATGAACTCGGCTAAATCCTTTGCCAGTTGGGGGTTTGTGTTGAGCCGTTTAAAGTCTTCGATGCAGACCGATTTGTAAATTACTGCGGTATCCGACCGATCAAAAGCAGCTTGAATAACGATTTCACGTAGCCGGTCCATGCACCCGAAATAGCGGTGAAGAAGTGAGCTAGACATGCCTGCTTCTTCGGCGATAGCGTCGCGTACGAGCCCTTGAGCGCCTACTCTAGCGGCTACTCGTAGGGCGGCTTCAATGACCTCTCCGTATCGAATAAGCGGGTCTTTGCGAACAATAGTGCGTCTTAATTTAGTCATGATAGTACTCCACAATCCTCTAGTATACCCCTGTGTGACTCGCTCGTCAATTGAGCAATTTGGGACACGGATAGTAGCGACGTAATAATGGCGCGTAGGCAATATTGACAAGCTAAACGTTCCCCATGGGCGTTATTGATAGTCACCTGTTCGATATCTTTAAAGTAGAAACTGTTATCTAAAGATGCGTGGCACCACGCTAGGCTCTCTTCATATTTTACATGATTCATAGTGTGCCTTCCCCTGTAGCAAATGCGGCGTCACCGCCTAGGTTATTTATTAAATCGATGAAAGATTTTTGCGCTTTTTCCCGTGGTGTATTTTTATAAACCCAATCGTGTTTTTTTACTTCTCGGGCAACGAACTGCCCTATGGTTTTTCCCACGAATTCTTGCGTTATAAGGACCGGACGGATACCGATAAGGTCTGATGATTTGAATACCGCGTTAACCGCTTGGGAGTCATTGGCTAGACCAAAACGAACGAAAGAGCCATTGGGGGACGCCATGGCGCCCACATTGTTTCTCCACAACCTCATTGACTTTCGAGTTGCTTCGAGTCGTATGAGGTCTTGAATATCCGATTCTGACATGTGGAACTAGCCTTAGTACCGATAGGGTTTAAACACTGTAGCCGTTAGATGCGTATCTTGTCAATTGGTTATTCGGGATATTAAACTTTCGGCATCTTTTTTACTTAAAGTTTGAGCGGTAAGAACATCGACGCCGAAAGTAAGAAAAAATCTTCGTTGTATCTCACTATCCGATTCACCTTTGTGGTGGTAGACACCGGCCCAGTTCGAAATTAACTCTTTTAGTTGGCTTAACGTTTCTCTTCTATCATGATGTTTCTTAACGATGCTGGAAGCTATTATCCCCGACACACCGTGGGGGATACGTGGGGCGGATTCGATGCGTGTGATTTCTTCGGTTATGCGTTTAAGACCTTCCGGCGTTAATTCTTTCAAGTCCCCTTCGACTTGGTCGGGCCTTGAGCGTTCTTTTGGTAACGGAATGGGATGTCCGCAATACGTACATCTATCTAAGTTGCGCGGGAATACCGCCATGCAAATAGGATTCAAACACGTGCGTAGCGCTATCGTTCCTGGCTTTCCGCGGGATTTCTTATCCTGTGCTGCGAGTGTCCACACTCGTGGCTCATCGGGCAGTCCATGTTTCGTTACGTTACCCACGTGGTCTAGAATAATAGCGTTTTTTTTACCTTCTGCCGGACGCAATGCTCTTCCGATTTGTTGCATGTGTAACCCGTACGACATAGTTGGTCTGGCGAGACTGACGCAAGTAACTTCGGGTACGTCGACACCTTCTGATAAGATATCCACGTTGACGAGTTGTTGTATAGTTCCTTCGCGAAATTTACGCATAACCGACGCACGTTCGCTTATGCCGCTATCTGCGTGAAGGCATACCGCAGGCACTCCTGCTTGGTTATACGCATCAGAGAGCTCTTTAGCGGCGTCCACGCTTACGGCGAACGTTATGCCGCGTTTGCCTCCGGCGTACCGCTTGAAGTGGTCTACGATGTCGCCAGTGATATGCGCCTTGCTGACCGCTTTACGCAGGGGGTCGGGGCTGTAGTCTCCTGATGGCGCGATGCTGACTTTCGATACATCTAGGGAGTTTGGCGGCGCGAAGATTCGGTACTCGCTTAAGTATCCTTCGTCGATAAGTTTTCGCATAGACGGCCCCTCGATGAGATGGTCCGCCACTCCGTCGGCCTCTCTTCCCAACCCACGCCCATCGGCTCGCATTGGCGTTGCGGTTACTAGGAGTGCGTTCGCGTTAGGAAACATATCACAGACTTTGCCCCACTTATTCTTGCGAAGAACGTGGGAACAGTTATGTACTACTATTCCATTCGCAAGATAAGTATTTAACCCTTCAACTTCGATATTGTAAACATAATCTCTTGGACCACTTTGGCTGTGTTCTGAAGAATTTCTTGATTTTTGAATCTCAATACTTTCCATCCTAACCCATTTAAGCATCGATCTTTCTTCAGATCTAAATTTTTCCGCCCACTGTGGGTACTGCCGTCGGCTTCTATTGCCAATTTTATTGAGAAATTCCCCAAATCTGGTTTGTAACACCAAGGGTATTCTTTTTGTTTCGGTCGAGGGGTCAATATGACGGGCTGTAAAATAAAGCCAAATTTCTTTAAATGTGAAAATAAAACGGCTTCGGCTTTTGTCGGGGGTTTCCCATTTCCTCCTTGAGTTTTGGGTTTGTGCCCCTTCGCCTTCAAAGTTTGTGAAACTTTTTGTCGTGATTCTAAGGTCGGCGCTATATTGTTTCGAGTCATATACTGATGACCGTATTTTTCGTTGGTTTGTTTTAAAGTAGCTGAAGATATTTGTGCTTGGTATATGCGGCTGCATTCCCTGCTGCAATATGCTCTTTGGGTTGCTAAATATTGTCGGAATCTGAAATCTGAAAGATCGGACATTTCCCCGCAAATTGCACATGGGATTTCTGGTCTTTTTATTGTTCTTGACCATTCTTTGGTTCTTAAAGATTGACGATATAGGTATCCACATTTTTTTAAACAAAATATTTTGCCATTTTTTCGATGTCGATATCTCTGACTCTCGGTTGTTTCTATAATCTGTGTTTTTCACCAGTCGCAAAACAAAATCGGTCGTTCTAAGGTCTTCGGCATTAATCCATCCCCTTTGTGTATAAAATGGATGGCATCTTGTGCAATTTAAAAATACACCATCCATTTTTAAGCGTACCATGTCTTTAGGAATAATACGTCGGTATGTTTTTATGATTTTTCTTTTTTCTAAAAGCTTTGTGTCTTCATTAAAAGCCGTAACTTCGTCACCTACTTTCAAGGTGTCTATAGGTAAACCATCAACTAAAGTCCCGGCAGGGAAACATTCATCGATAACTACGAGTTTTATGCGATTTGACCATTGAATGTTACGTCGTATTAGAGTGTCTACGCTTGCGACGATGACTTGAGAAGTAGGCGAGAAATAGTGCCGTGGGTCGTTCTGTAGATGAAGTTTGATTATTTCGGCTATAGACTGCGTGGGAGATATAAGAGCATGTGGCATTTCGGCGCGAGCTAGCGCTAACGAAAGTTGACTTACTAGCTCTAGTCGATGCGCGATAATTACAGTTGGAACATCCGCCGTCTTAACGATATCAGTGAGTAAGACGGTTTTACCGCTCCCGGTGTGCGATTGAACCAGCACATTAGTATGCCCATCCTTCCACGCTTGAAAAACCTCGGCTTTAAGCGCTTTTTGGTACTCTCTTAGTATAGTATTCGACATTAAAAATCCCTTTAAAAAAAGATGTAAATAGCTGTTGACGGCGCTGTCACTATAGCGTATTCTTAAGTCACTGGCAAGCCGAAAGCAACCCAGATTAAACGAAACTAAAGGAAACGATGAAATGAAAGATGCAATACAAACAGTTTACGAAATGTTAAAAAATAGAGAAATCCACCCGTCCGGTACTTTTGACGGACAAGGCAGGTTTTATGCAACACATAGCGATATAATAGATGTCAGAGAACCTTCTAGAGCGTGGCCTTTTTCGCATATAACAGCTTGCCGTACAAAAAAGTACGTAAAAGCAGTTTGTGAAAAGTTCGGTTGTACCACCGTTGAAGAACTTAAAAAATCAGTATGATCTACACAAAAGTTAAAGGAAATTAAAATGTTTAAAGTAATCAAAGACAACGAACGTTATTCCGTGATCGATGTTAGAAATACGCACTATGAAGGAAGTTATCAAGTTCTTGAAAAATCCGAAGACCTCCCTACCGGGAGAATATGCGGAATCTATTTTAATAGAAAAGACGCTATTGATTTTTTTAATAAATTAACAAAAGGGAATTAAAATTGATCGACGTAATTATTGTTGAACCATCGGGAGCAGTCCTATCGGGTCTCACCAGGCGGGGTACGCACTGTAGTCATTGCGAAAAAGTGAAGAAGTCATATGTACTTTTTCACGAAGCTACCTACATGTGCATAAGCTGTCTTACTAAATCAGCCAGAATGGTGTGTGGTATCAGAAAAAGGTTCGACGGTATTTTAAACGAAACTAAAGGGGGTAAGACATGACACTACTACAAACAGCCGTACTGGCCGGAAGTATAGCGTGGGGGGTTGTATCAATCTCCCACGATCAAACATCGGAAGAAGAGAAGCAGCGAACGGAACAAAAAGCACGTGATGACTATGAAAGGACGGTAAATAAATGAATAAACATATTCGAACTTGGAAACTTGTAATAGGGCTTATTAAAGAAAGTATTATCAGAGATGAAGAAGCAGAACCGGAGGTGTATAAGGTCTTGTCTTTTGCTCAAGATAACCTTATTAAAAGCTTAGAGGAATTCATTGCCAGGGAGGCTATATAAAATGTCAATTGAAATTAAAATCACAGACGTTTCAAATCTGACCGAGCGTGAACTTCTCAGACTTACAGAATATTTTTTGTCTCTTAAACACGAATCCCAAGAGCGCAGTAGGACAGTGGCAGCCGATATACTCAAGGGGTTTCCTGACCTCCCTGTTTCGGCACGGGAGCTAGTAATTACCGGGGATAAGATGCGGTGGGAAGACCCTAAACCCAAAACGAGGGCGAAGCCTAAAGTTCTATCAAGTTTACGTCATGTTATGAAAAATATGCTAGAACCGGAGGGGTTACCAGAACGTCTTACCGGGACGGCGGGGCAAGTATTTAACGTGATTAACATGCGGTGGGAAGACCCTAAACCCAAAAGGAAGAAACATAAACGCGCTTCTGATATAACTGTTGTTACTGAAACGATCGGACCGGAGATAATTGAATCATTTACGGGTGAGGTAACCCCTCCAGATCTACCCGGACACGCGCATGAAGTTACTCATGAAGATTTAATGGCTTTCGTTCTCGGAAACATACGAGAGAGAAAAATATCATTTGATTCGGTTATGAGCGTGGTTTCGCGTTTCAATGTTCCCAGTCTTAATTCTGTTTCGGATTTTCCGCATCTTATCGCGCCAATATACGCCGCTGTTAAAGAACTATTAAATGACTAAAATGGGTTTCTTGTTATTAAGTAGAATCTAACATAAAAACCTATTGACAACACCAGCACTTAAGGGTACACTAATAGCATGAAACAGCTAGGAGAGTTAAAATGAGTACCCCTTCAGATATATGGAAAAATAACGTGTCTATCGGTTTAGAATCAACAGCCGAGGGAGACGGAATATCTAGCACACTTGACATCTATTCTTTAAATAAAGCCATGCAGGCTTATATGCTTCATCAAGATGAGATTACCAGATGTAATAACAGAGGCATGGCTAAAATTACTAACTTCATACATGAAGCAATGCACCACCAGGATGTCTTGAATCAAGCCGAACTATCGTTGATAAAAGCTATCGAAAAAGAAATTAAATTTTTAAAAGTGATTTATCTCGGAATCCTAGTGTTCTCAATCGGATTCATCTTCGCGTTCATCATGGATACCCTAGGAATGATAATATGAGCAATATAGAGCACAGCAAACTGCCGCCCAGTTCCGCATCAAGACGTATGGCCTGCCCAGGTTCTCGCGCGCTTTCCGAGAAGTACGCGCGCAATGAAGAATCCGAATCAAGCAAAGAGGGAACGCTTGCTCATGAACTAGCGGCTAACTCAATCGCGAGGAACCGATTCATAGGGATGCACCCCTCATATACCGAAGAAATGCACGACGGAGCAAAAGCGTATAAAGAAGTTGTGCTTAAATTTTTCCCAGATGAGATTTTCGAAGACTCAATTGATGTTTTTTTTGTTCCAAATAAGAACATACGTGTGGAACAGAAAGTTGACATTACGAATGTCCACGCCGATATGTGGGGCACTCCTGATGCATGGGGCGTTGATATCGAAAATAACGTCCTACACGTTTTCGACTACAAATTTGGGTTTACGCCCGTTGATGCGTTTGAGAATTGGCAGTTGATAGCGTATGCCTGCGGTACTATATGCGGGTATCCCTCGGTATCTGATATTTATCTCCACATTGTTCAGCCGCGCGACTACATAAGTTCTTCGAAGCACAAGATGTGGCATTTAACATCTGATGAACTTGAGAGATATAGAAAACGTCTTGTAACATCTGAAGCGCTGACCATGTCACCTAATGCAGAACTCAAGGTAAACGCGGAATGTAAGTATTGTCCTGCACGTCACGCTTGTCCCGCGTTACGTGAATCAGCTTTAGGCGCGGCAGAATTAACTTTTCGTGGGTTATCTTCGACAAACATGACACCTGAACAGATAGGCAACGAATTGAAGTTACTCCACGATGCCCAAGAACTTTTAAGTTTTTACGTAACGGGATTAGAAACGCAAGCCAAACATCTCCTTCAGACAGGGAAGAACATCCCTCACTACGAACTCGCATCGACTTCTGGTCGACTATCGTGGAATGTTGATACCAAACAGGTATTAGAATTAGGCATCTTGTTGGGGGTGGATTTAGGTAAAGTAGATGTTTTAACCCCTACTCAAGCCATTAAAAAAGGAGTCAATGAAGAAACAGTGTTAAAATATAGCGAACGAAAAATGAGCTTAAAGTTATCAAAAGTGGATGTAAAGAAACCCCAAGAAGTCTTTGGAAAAAATGGTAGTAATCGTAACCAACAGTAAGGAAAATATCATGAGTAAAAACTTAACCACCCCAGTAGGCCGGTTTGTACAAGGTAATCTGTACACGCCTAGCACCGTGGACGTGAACAATCAGCCATTGGTTTTTAAAAAAGGACCAAACGCTGGACAACCCCGCGTTGAATACTATTACGCTATAGCAATTCCTAAAGGCGATGAGACGCACTGGAACCAAACCGACTGGGGCAAAATAATCGATGCGGAGGCGCGTGAATCTTGGCCACATGGGCAATGGCAGCGTAACGATTTCAGCTGGAAAATCACGGACGGGGATTCTACCATGCTTAACGCGGGTAACCCGCCTCGCAGATGGTGCGACATGACCGGTTTTTCTGGAAATTGGGTTTTGAAATGCACCAGTTCCTATTTCGCTAAAATTTACAACATCGACGGGAGCAAAGAATTAATTGAAGATAACTTCGTAAACCTCGGCGACTGGGTTCAAATCAACATCAATGTCGTAAGCAATAAAAGCGATACTAAACCTGGTTTGCACCTCAATCCGACAATGATTGCATTCACGACGTACGGTGAGCGCATTGTTGCGGGGCCCTCCCCCACGTCTGTCGGATTCGGGCAAGCGCCTATCCCCACGGCTGCTTTATCTTCGCCACAAGGGGGACTGCATACCCTAGCTCAAGAGGCTTTGCTTCCGCCCGCTCCCCCGGCCCCTCCCGCGCCTTACCCTCAGATACTTAGCGTTCCACCTGCTCCAGTTCGTACGATGCTTCCTGCTGCTCAAGGTATGACATATGAGCAGTTTAAAACGTCGGGTTGGACTGATGAGCAGCTACTAGCTAACGGGATGATGTCAGCATAAGTAACATTGCACCTCTGGGAAACTGGGGGTCTCTTCACCCGTGAGCTGTGTCACTTGCGGGTGTTTTTTAAAACCATTAGGAGTTAACACCGTGGGGGAAGATGCTATGTTTTTTTCAGTATTAATGATTTGTTTTACTGTAATAGTTTGTACGTCGGTAATATTCGGAGGATAGAATGGAAGTATTTTTAGAAATTTTATTGACTGGGACATACGTACTCTTCGCTATTGGCTGTTTTGTCGCTCTTATTAGTTTTACTTTAGCCGTCTGGCTACTTTGGGCGCAATGAGACCAATGAATTAAAATTACCAATTTAAAGGATTTAAATGAATGAAAGATTATAGATTTGATATACGCGTAAAAAATAACTTACTGTTGTCTAAAATTGAAGAACTAGGATATACCTCAATACCTAAATTCTGCGAAGACCACCAAATTAGTTATACCCAGCTTGTCCCTCTAATCTCGTTAAAAGACTCTCCTCTGACTCGACTTGGTGGAGAGCCCAGAGTAATTACTTTAAAGTTAATTGAGGTTTTTTCCTGCTCACTTCAAGATCTTTTCAGTCCGAGTCAGCTTTTTTCACTAGACAAGAATCGATATCAGTTTAGTTTAAGCGCGGACGAAATGCAGAAAATGGTAGGTAGTGAATCTGAACCACTGCTTTTAGAAGACGTAGTCTTTAATGAACAAATCAAAAAGGCTGTCGAACAATCTTTAAATACACTTACTTCCCGCGAAGCTAGAATTTTAAAAATGCGTTTTGGACTACCCCCCTTTGAAGATTCTCACTCAAAGGTTGAATGTGCGGAAATAGAACAGTTAACCACCGAGCGTATTATGCAAATCGAAGCTAAAGCTCTAAGAAAATTAAGACACCGTAGCATGTCAGAACAACTTATAGAACTTATGTCGGATGAAGTAAATGAGGAATTTGAAGAAAGATGGGGACCAAGGGAGTGGGTTAGTGAATCAGAAAGTATTAAAATCGAAAAACTTTTTATTCCTGAGAAAAACATGCCGCCGGTAAAAAACTGTGAAATAGTTGAATTTAAAATACCAGAACCAAAACCAAAACCAAAACCAAAACCGAAACCGAAACCGATCTCCGAAAAAGAAATGATACTTTACAATCGTAAAATCGAAGAACTGAACTTGTCTAATAGCGCTCTGATTGCATTAAAATCAGAAAAAATCCACACGGTGGGTAACTTAATACAGTGGCCCGCTACGCCCCTATCCCAGCTATCGAATCTTCTAGATTCAACGGTTTCTGAAATAGTAGTTGCACTAAGGAATAAGGGTCTAGTTTTAGGCCAGGAAATACATAACTATCCCAAAACTTCTGAGGGGGACAAATGAATGATTGAAAATAAAATGACTATTAAAAATCTTTCTAAAAAGAAATTTAAAGTTACTATCTAAACGATTGAAGACGAGCCATTAAAACCAGATGATTTTGAGGTAACCGTTCATGGCGGACATTGGACTTTAAACTTAATAGTCACAAATTCTTATCTTGAGTACATCTTAGAAAATTACATCGAAGAAAATCTAACTTTAATAGGCCCTACAATTAATGAACGCAACGATTGATTTTGAAAAATATTCCGAAGCGGTATATGTATACAACAGAGAAAAACAGGAGCGTATTTGATGGTGTATATAGTCGTTTCATGCTTCCGCAATGAAACATCCATTTTAAAAGTTTTTAAATATCGAGAAGATGCCGTAAGATACATAATACGGTTAAGCGGTAATGTTATCGGATATTTAGAAATAGAAGAACATACCTTGACTATTAGTGGGGGGTTAGGGGATGCACGCAACGATTGATTTTGAAACATATTCCGAAGCGGGCTACGTTTTTAATAAAGTCACACGCAAATGGGAGGCTCTCCTAAACGCCACTAAAAAAGGATTACAGAACGTCGGTACCGCAGTGTATGCGAAACATCCGTCCACACGTATATTATCACTTGCTTATAAATTACCGGGACAAAATACAAAACTGTGGGCACCTGGAAACGGTACCTTTCCGAATGACCTCTTTGCGTATCTTAGTGAAGCCGATATAACTATCGAAGCATGGAATGTTTCATTTGAACGTTGGATATGGGAAGAAGTTGCAGTAAAACGATATGGATTCCCGCCCGTCTCTTCTGACCGTTGGCGTTGTGCGGCCGCTAAATCTCGGGCTCATGCACTCCCGGGTAAACTCGCAGAAGCCGGAAAAGTACTTAATACGGCTATTCAAAAAGATAAAGACGGTACAAGGCTGCTTAACAAATTCTCAATGCCGCGTAATCCCACGATTAAAGACAGCCGATTACGCATTACCCCTCAAGATGACCCTGAAGACGCTACATTACTTTACGAATATAATATACAAGACGTAAGGGCAGAAATTGAAATCTCAGAACGGCTACCCGACCTATCACCATTTGAGCTTAAATTCTGGCAATGCGATCAAGAAATAAATCACCGTGGCGTACAGATAGATACCTTATCGGTGTTAAATTGCATTAACATCGTGGAACAAGCCCACAAGAAATATAATTCTGAGTTGCCCGCATTGACCGACAATGCCGCTACCGCGTCTTCGCAAGTTGCTCGCATACGAAAATGGATGTCATCATTAGGCGTTCAAACAGAATCACTTGACGAACAACACATCGAAGAGTTACTGAAAAACCCCCTATTACTTCCACAGATTCGGCGGGTCTTAGAAATACGTAAACTTATCGGAAGCGCGGCAGTTAAGAAACTTTACGCCATGTTGAATCAAGTCACTACAACTGGTCGTTTGCATGACCTATTTATTTACCATTCGGCACGCACTGGACGCGCGGCAGGTATCGGGGTACAACCTCAAAACCTCCCACGGGGGCAAGAGGGATTCGACGTCGATGCGGCTTTACAAGTTATAAGTACGGGGTCTTTAGAGAAAGTAGAGCAAGCTTACGATAACGCAACCGCTTCGGTATCAAACTGTTTACGGGGGATGTTCATAGCAAAACCACGTCATGAACTTATTTCGTCAGATTACTCGGCCATCGAAGCGGTAGTACTAGCGGAACTCGCGGGCGAGTCGTGGAGGCAGGAAGTTTTTCGTACTCATGGCAAAATATACGAGATGTCAGGTAGCTTAATTAGCGGAATACCCTTTGATGAAATACTCAGTTTTAAAGACCGCACAGGAAAGCACCATGAAATTAGAAAGGTAGGTAAAACATCAGAACTCGCGAGTGGATACGGGGGATGGTTAGGGGCCTGGCATAACTTTGGCGCTAATGAGTTTATGGATGATGAAGAAATCAAACGCGCAATACTGGCCTGGCGCGCCGCATCTCCCGCCATAGTCGAGTTTTGGGGAGGACAGAAACGGCACGGAAGCTACGAGACAGAATATTTCGGTGTGGAAGGCGCGGCCGTACAAGCTGTTATGTACCCTGGCCAAACGTATCGGGTTAATGATCTTAACAACGGGTCTTACGCTGCGACGTTTTATTGCAAAGACAATATACTTTTTTGCGTACTACCGTCTGGTCGGAAACTAACTTACCATGCTCCACGTCTTGCCCCCTCGACTCGCCGCCCGGATACCTATGAGTTAAGTTACGAAAGTTGGAATACTAACCCTAAAAATGGCGCTCCCGGCTGGATTCGGCAATCAACCTACGGCGGAAAGTTAGTTGAGAATATAACTCAATCAGTAGCTCGAGACGTCCTCGCGAATGCGATAATTAACTTTGAAGAAGCGGGATACCCCGTGGTACTCCACGTTCATGATGAAATTGTAGCTGAAGTCCCTTTTGGTAGTAAGTCACTCGAAGAATTCGAGAGGATTATGTCTACGCTACCCGAGTGGGCAAACGGTTGGCCCATCGTGGCTAAAGGTGGTTGGGTCGGCAAGAGGTACTGTAAATGACGATAACTAGACGGGATTTAATACAGACGCATGACGAATTAAAATAACCCGCCGGGGTGCGCATTGTAAAGAGGCGTGGCAGGTGTCGTTATTGACAACTATAGCATAAAATAAATTCAAATACTTGTTGACAACACCCGCACACTGCACTACACTATAGTTAATGGAACAAAGGAGATTAAATGATGGTCATTAAAATGACGTTTATAAACGTCTTAGCAGTGTTAGTTATCTCGGCGATTCTTACCTTCTTTATGTCGTTAATCATGTATGACACGGTCAGAGGGATAGGACACGAGCAATATTTGTACATGCATGGCGGGCTACGCGGCGGCGTGCTAGGCTAGTTTAACTACTTTATTTTAGGAGGTCAAGGATGGCTTTGGAACTATTAAGATATCAAAATATAACTTATTATTTTGACCCGATTAAACCCCTATTTTATCTTTTTGACAAAGAAAATGTATGCCACGTGCTTATGTACTCTGTCAGAGATTATTGCGGATTAGAGTATTCAGCACAATGGAAGATACCCGGAACTAATGAGAGCGATGTTTTGTATGCTAAACGATGGGTACTAAGACTAGCACCCGTTAGCGTAACAAGACGCGAACGTTAGATTTTGACATGCTTAGCACTTATGTATACAATAGCACACTGTATTAAGGAATAATAGTTAGATGAAAATATCAGAAAAAATAGCGTACCACGTTTCTAAGTGGGCACTCAAAGACATTAATGATTTAATCGAACAACTGTTAATTGTGTCTTTCGATAAGTCTTATGACGAGGCAAAATCTCTTCAAGAAGAATCCTGGGCTAGAAACTATTGGAATACAAATATCATCTACCCCCAGGAGTTTTAGTTCTTTCATTTTTAATACGTTTATTATTTAACACCGCTGGAGTATCGGGAAATGCTTGTTTTAACAATTGATATAGACAGAGAAAATTTACAAATAGGGGATGACACCACCATGTACTTTACTCGCCCCACGGCGCGGAAAATACGACTAGCTATAGACGCACCTAATGATATTTCTATCCGAAGAATTCAGAAACACGCGTCTTTTCTCAAAACAGAAAATGAGGACTAATCGATTTAAATTATCTAACGGAGAAATAAATGAAATCAAATCACAACGGTATGCCTTTCGAAACCATTTTAATCGAAAAAGGCATCGATGGCGAAACACGTAATCAATACAAAGTAATAACCCCCGTGGGGGAATTTATCACGCATCAAGAAATGACTATGAAAGATTTTTATAGGGCATTGGACTTATACCACAAAAGATGGGAAGAGAGGCCCAATCCATCCCAACCTCTTATTATAGGAGCTAAAAAATGAACGATATGCCGTGTCACATCACCGATGAACTCATTGACCACCCTGAAGACCAAAAAAATATAGATCTCGAAGATAATTATCTCAAAGAAGATAGAAGCTATACAGAGGAAGACTTATGACTACCTACCCCAACCTATGTACTCACTGCTCAAAACTCCATCAAGACCTATTTGTAAAGATTATGTCCATGGCTTCGGGTACGTTGTTACTACCGCGTCCCTCGTATTGCAGTGATTGCGAGAAAAACTATTGGAAAAGATTAGACCCCGTTATCGCAAAGGGAGTCTCAAGATGAGTTGGTTTAAAGGTTTTGATGTTACATATTGTAACTCAAAAAAATGTGAAAATAAATGCGAAAGAAAACCCTATACGTCGAGGTATTATGAAACTAAATTAAACAGGTTCGATTCTGAATGGCAAAAAAGGTTGAAATGGACAGAATTTTGCGACGAAAATGGAGAAGTAAAATGCTAGGTTTTAGAGTTTGGGATATGAAGAATAAAAGCATGAACAGAATGGCTTCTTCTTTTTATTTAGATTCGTATGGGGACTTATGTGAGGAATTGACCGGTAGAGTAACCGAGGTATTGAAGAATTACATCGCAATGCAATCCACAGGCATATTCGATTTTCAAGACAAAGAAATCTTTGAGGGGGATATGTTATTTATCTACATCGATACGCCCGAATTTTCTAATCATTACTATTTGGTGGAATCCGCGAAAGACTTTTTATTGATGATGGGCAAACTGGGGGATTCCGTCCGTAAAATATCTAACGATGGCAACGTCTATGAGCAACCTCAATTATTGGAGAAAATTAAATGCTAGGTTTTAGAATTTGGGATATCGATCATCATAAAATTACATATGACATTGATAAAGGATTTTGCATTTTTCCTGATGGAAATCTAACGAATATTTGGACAATAAGAAGTGGACCATCATACATAAGTCAATCAGATAAATTCATCCCTATGCAATCCACCGGACTAAAAGATAAAAATGGGAAAGAAATATTCGAAGCGGATGTTCTTAAAATACGAATCGCTTACGAGGAAGGCGATGAGCAAGTGACCTACGAAGTAGAAAACGCTGTGATGGCACTAATTGATCTCAAGGAGAAAGATGTAATTTGTTACACATTTCACCATATGGGGAACAAAACATTTTCTGCGACCATTGATGGGGTCATAATTGGCAATATATACGAAAACCCAGAACTATTGGAGAGACTAAAATGAAATCAAACCACAATGGCATGCCATTTGAAACAATACTACATGAAAAAGGTATTGAGGGTAAAACCAGAAATCAATACCGGGTAGTTACCCCGGTCGGAGAGTTCATGACTCATCAAGAAATGACGATGAGTGATTTTTACAAAACATTAGACTTGTATCATAAAATATGGAAAGATTTTCCGAATCCTAAACCAATACAAGATCTTTAAATCGTATACCTCCTCGTGCTCGCAAGAGTACAGGAGGAAGCCGTCGGTAATCCCCGTGGGTTGCATGGGGATGAGAGATGTACATGTCAAAGAGATATTAGAGGGGTTGGAATGAGCATAAATGAAAGTCGTAAATGGTCCACCTATGTGGATACAGAAAATGGAATATTAATGATTTATCACAAACAAAATAAACCAATATCAGTTTGTTATGATCTTAATAAAGAAGGGGAAATGGTAATTACAATAGCTGAAAAAGATATAATAGAATTAAAAGAAACAGCATCTATATTTGATGAAGACATACAAGACTTTTCTTTTCGATTAGATAGTGGTGTTTCTTATAGAGTTTATAATTGTTTAAAAAAAGAAGATATTTTATGTGTCGGAAAATTATGTTCTATTAGTAAAAGATATATAGAAGGCCTACCTGACATGGGTAAAAAGTCACTTCAAGAAATAGAAAAGGCTTTAAAAGAAATGGGATTAACTTTAGGTATGGATGAAGCTAAAAAGTATATACGTAAAAATAAAACGTCCTCGTGCTCGCAAGAGTAGAGGAGGACGCCGTGTTACATTAAGTATATTAGGTTTTTATAAGAGCATACGTAATAATGGTAGGTTGTACTAAACTAATTGGATTATTAGCAGTACTATTGACCTGAGTAGTACCTCCAGCACTACCGGTAGGACCGATAGTAAACACGCCCCCTGAAACGGTACCGATCGTGGTATTAGCCTGTTGTGGATGCGTATGTGGTGGCAGATCATTTGCTTGTAACGTATACGTTGCAGCCCCCGTGGATTGTCCGACCACGTCAGGTAGGGGTCCCGCATTATTACATAAGAATCCACCTTGTCCTGCAGATCCGCTACCGGATTTTAAGGGGACGTTAAAAGTTGTAGAACCGTCTCCATTTCCCCAGTTAAAAAATTGAATAGAAACAGAACCTGAGGCGGTTGCGGCTTGGTTAGTAGTAATACTCGTGCTATCCACGATGCTTGCGATTTGAGTTCCGGCAGGGAAATTTGCACATTCTAAAGTTACTCCAACCGTTAACTGTGCAGTGGAAGTTAATCCTGATACAGTAAAGGCAGTGTTAGTTGTTGTCCCTGTTTGAGTTTGAGTAATAACCGACATCAGTGTGGCATAGTCCGTACGCGAAACTGCACTTCCGTCACAACTCAAATATCCCGCAGGTGGTGAAAATCCCGCATACTCGATAATAGTCCCAGGCAATACCCCTGTGGAATCACCACTAATTGGCAACCAGGAAGAATCCATACCTGGAGTAGCCATATTATCTTCAACTTGGTTTTCGTATACAACACCCTCATAGTAAGTACGTGCGTATTGTGGATACGCGAAAGGCGTACCCTGATTTTGATCGGTAGTAATAAATAGAGGGGTTCCGTATCGTGAGTACTGCTGTAGTTGGCTAGTAATATCCAAAAATAGCTGATTCATTGTCGTACGACCAATCGGCAGAGCCTCCGGATTAGTTAATAAATCTAGTTGATAATTCGAACCATACCCATACGGATATGTTATAGGGTTTCCAGAAGACCCAGTTGCCGGAATGGGCGTATTGTCTGTTGCGTCAACCGCAAAAGCATTAAAAAAATATCCGATAGCGGCCATATCATTGCTCCTTAAAAAGTCAAAAAGTTAAAATATCCAGGGTAGAAATTTCCAAAACTAAAGTTAGTATAGTGGTTTTCAAGTGAAGGGAAACTTGGAGCAAAAGCGTTAAAGCCCAAAGTTACTCCTTCGTGTATAATAATCTCTTGAATCCCTACCGCGGCGGGGCGTGGTAGGATATCCAATCTGACTAATATATCTAATAAGTCTAAAGGGAAAGTGTCATTAGTAATTACGTAACGCATGGTCATATTTAAACCATCGAGAGCGTACATTTTACCGGTGAAACCGATATCTGAAGTAATTACAAGATAGTTTAAAAAAGTATTAATATCCCCCACTTCGCCGCGAGTTATTAACTGATAGTACCTCAATCTCAGTAGGAATCTCTGCTCTTCGAGCGTCAAAGTTATTACATCGCCCCGCGATGAGAAATTACCGCCGAAGAAATTAGTGTAAGTGTTCTGTAGCGTGGGATAGTCATCGTTATTATTAAATCCCCAAATGGGTTTATCATCGGACTCGGGTTCATAAGGGATAAATAGCGGGACGTTTAATATGATAGACCAGACCGATAGCCCGAAAACATTAGCGGTTTGTAAATTAAAAACATCATTAAACCATGACTCCCAGAACTGAGTCTGATTCTCCGTGTACCATTCTTGTTTCTGCGTAAGATTACTTATTATGTTTGGAGATTGGTCATACTGCCACAAAATGGCCTTTAAGATATTTACACTGTAATCGAACGTTTGTATTTTCGACATCTATAGCACCGTCACGTGGATAGCGGATTGTTCGAGAGTAGCTATTTGCCAAGCAGCAATTGGGATTTCAGTGTACAGATATCCGCTCGAAGCGGTTACGTTTTGTATTTGTAAATCCTGAACGTAAATACCAGGATATTGCGAGGTAATTGCCCCTGAGATTTCCCATGGACTTACGTTCTGACCTACAACGAACCCACGAAGCCCGTCTAACAACCCGTTGACGTAATTTAAAATTGCTATCTGTACAGTAGTGATTGGGTCTTGCACTGGTTGATTAACAACTACCGACACGGCGACTTCCATCACTATTTCTCCCGGCCTATCAAATAGTACGGTAATCGTTTGTCCGCTGTAAGGTACCACTACATCTTGACTTACGGGTGTAGCATCTGCGTCTTCTCCTGTAGCGCCGTTATTATATGATGCTCCCGCACTTTTCTTGCTTTGAATAGCTGTAGCCACCTCTAAATCCGTACCCCCGTCAACACACATGTAGATTGAATGGCCTACCATCACTACACCGTCGATAGTCTGAGTAGTAGATGCTACGTTCTCCAGAAATGAAGAACTTCCGACGCCGGTAACCAAATTAACTCCGCTTACTATAGCCTCCGCCGTGGCTGCACCTTGAGCGGCTAGTGTAACCCTTTGTAGATTCCGGTACTGTTCATCGCTTTGCGTTACTGTCCCTGGTACGGCAGACTCTGGATTTGTGATTGTCTCCCACCCAATAACGTTACTTAGTATCTGTGTTAGTGTCCCCGCTCCGGCCACTATCTGACCGTTGTTAACGGAAGTCATTGTCGCGGTAGTATCACCTAAAATTGTAATGGCTTCGGTAGTTTGAAAGATATTGTTATAGACTGAATCGGAAGCCAAAGACCCGGAAGGAACAACCGTGCCGTCTACTCCGGTAAGAACCGCTGAAACGGTTGATGGTGTCGCGGGTGTTCTATTAGAGTTAAATAGTGCTCCCAGCGCATCGAGGTATACACCCCCTGAAACATTTCGATTAATCTGATTAGCTAAAGCGGCGTTGTTATCCGCTACTGAAGTACGCGCGGCTACTTCTCCGGTTATTAGCAACCCTTGTGGGGTATTTGGAGTTACTACTAGATTGGAACCAAAAGTTTGCCGAAATTCCGCAACTACATCATCTTGTATAACCTTGGTATCGGGTACGATAACCCCCGTAACAACTATGTAATCGTAAACGTCAGCCATGCTAGTACCCTTATGGTGTTATTGAGTCCGTAAATCCGCCTCTTCCGTATATAGTTCTTATGACGGCGGTATAAGAAAGCGTGTTACCGGTTTGAGATGTTATTAATGACACAACTTCCAACACCCCACCCACAGCTAAAAACGCGCGCCGAAGCGCGCCCGTAAATTGAGCGGTGTTAGGAACACCGACCCATAGTACTTGAAAATATGGAATTCCCTGATTTACATTATATACCATCTCACCTAGAAGAGTACTTGCGGCTTGTGCGCACTGCTGGGTTATAGCCGTTAAGTCATATACAAATGCGATATTCCCCAGGGAGTCCAGGTATAGGTCATTCTGCGCATTAACCCCAAATGTTAGAATTGTCATATTTACCTCTATGGAAGTGGCGGAGGGATAGTCGCTCCGGGTGTAATAGTTCCGGTCGCGGCTATACTTCCCACAACCCCTAGTATTCCCGCTCCCGCATTCAGTGTTACGAGCATATTCGCATCGGAGTTAACATTTAAATTATGGCCTGAATTAACCGTAACGGTATTAGCCGATGTTATAGTGATGTCCGTTTCATTAATCGCCAGGCATACAGTGCCGGACGTATTCTGAATAACCACAGCTCCGCTATTTTCTTCATTGATAGTATAGCCACGCATAATATCAGGAATAAAAAGACCGTCAGAAAAGTTATTAACTCGGTTAGTATTTGGGATGCTCTGCGCGTAAGTTGATAAAAAATTACTGATGTCCCGGTCATTTGCTAATACCCATCCTAAATCTCCTGGATTGATCGGGAAACTCAAAAACAATCCGCCTCCGCCTAAGAGTAACACAGGAATGCTGACAAGTAGTGCTCGCGGTAATACGCTCCCGTCCGTAGTGACGTGGGATATCAATAGCTGGACTTGCACTCTGTTAGCTTCACGGTCGTAGGTTATAACTTGGGCGGGTAGCATGCCATTTATGCTTTGAATCAGTTTGCTAAAGGCAAAACGGATCGAGCCCGCCAGGCTATTATTATCTGCTGGGTCTAAACTTGGGTTATTCCCTAAGTTAACCATCGGTGTCTATCCCTCCTGGAGGATTAGGTCTGAAACAATCTGCTATATAATAAAAAGGAGTTAATCGATTTGTGACGATAAATGCCAACTGGTAGATAACATATATACCGTTCACCGCGGGATATTTATCACTATACAAATTAATAGCCCCGCCCAAAACGGTCTTATTGTCGATTAAGAACTTGACTCGAACACCTCGCTCTGTGAACTCGGGTATTCCAATCATGCCTGTACTTGCCGAAAGGTCGCGAATAGTAGAACGCAAAGCAGTTCCCGCGTTTTTAACCACGAGGGTATCATCATCTATAAACACATTTAACTGACCCATTTGAGCGAAAAGCTCCAGTTGTTTTAGAGATGAACCTGCGAAATTATAATTACCTACAACTTTATTGGTGGCTTCGTATTGTAAGTACACTCCGAATTGTTGCGCCATGGACTGCGCTATCTGGTCCGTGGTCGTACTTCCTGGCTGATTATAAGAAATACCCGTAGCTTTTAAATAATTTCCGGTAAGACACTTTAGTGTAACGCCCACATCGGGGGGTTGCGTTACACTAGAATATACGATTGTTCCTATAAATATAACACTTGTTCCATAAGATTCTCGACCAGCTTCTAATATCAAAGTTTTTGCGGTTTTATTAAAATTATACGGTGTGGTTTCAGTAAGTATATAATCTTGTGTGGCACGGTCTAAATTGTATATAGTTATTTCGCATTCGTTTTGCTGGGGGTTAGCGTATTTAACACCCACTGCGGATATGAATAAATTCTCGTATTTTTTTACTTCCTCATTAACTTGTATACTGATGCTGACAATTCGAGGGTCTATTTCAGAACTGATTGACGGAGGAGATATTTGATTAGGATTAAGCATTGTTGATTGCCTCAATTTCTGCTTGTGTCGCGTATATTAAAAACTGATCTACGCCGAACCTACGCCAATCAGGGTACTCAAAATTTGCAGTTTGTAGTATAAAATTACCATTTTCCATGTACTCACTAACAATAACTGGGTAGTTCCCCACTAGGCGGGTACCAGTTAGCAGAACAACCTCGTTTATTGTCAAATCAATCGACATGACGCCATTTCCGCAATCATGAATTCTCAAATCGTACTGCTGCATATCCAATCTAACCGATAATGATTGGTTAGGAATCGACGCTAGTGGGATAACAATCATAGTATGTTCCCCCCCGATATCGCATTAAAAGCCACGACAGCTAAAGCGATTTGAGTAGCGTTAGCCGCGATTACCCCTTGTTGCCCTCTGTCGACCGTGGTGCTATCTGACGGGTCGGCAGTAGCTAGGCCGCCGGACGGTAAAACAAAAAGAGCTTGTCTCAAACTTAAGGTCAAAGAGATTGTATCGTATTGTTCGGGGGATTCTTCGTGTGGTATTGCTGAAATAAGTTGATTTTCGTATATCCCCGTTTTAGTCTGAACCACAAGCAGCGTGGCATTTAGATAGTAAGAACGGATCGCTTTATATGTATCTTGGTATGTGCGACGCGACAATATCATCGACAATTCAATCTCCACGGGGAGTACAACCCTGTGGTCGGTAATAACGGCCCCATTTTCTAAAGGGTGCTCCATTACTTTCGATTGTTCTTTTACAACCGCTTTAACCGCCCTAGCATCTCTAAAAATCTGTTCGAATTCCTGAGTGAATACCGCAACGGTATCCGTAGCAAAAGACGGAAGAAGTGTATCAATAAATCCGATTCCGGTAGCCATTATATTAGAATCCCATCATCGTGATACGCGTTACTTTGCTGTAGTTGCGCGAGTAGCGCTTTCCCTTGGTTTCCTAGTTCTCCTACAATCCCCGCTGCGATCCCTTTTGCATCTTGCGCGCTGGTGTTAATATGAACGTCTCCGTTAAATGCTAAATTTGAAGCTTGAGAGTTTGTTACCGAAGGTATAGAAGTCGGGATATAAAAGGATTGATGCTCCTCAAGAAGTTTTTCGTTTTCTAAATCTCTCTGGTAGTCTCCTCCTAAATCCTTCCATTCCTGAAACTGTGGCGTTGTAAAGTATTTATATATTGAAGAATTTTTTATTTTCTGTATATCTGGGTCGTTTTTAATTACCTTTGAAAGAGCACCAAAGGTGTTATCCGGGTCTAAAAAACTACCTCCGCTTTTCTTTACTCGTTCTTTAAAGTCTGAAAATCTATCAAACAAATCGCCGAAAGCGGTATTGAAAGGTGATACGATAGCATTAATAATCTTAACTATACCTGTTAATGCATCAACGAGTAGTCCTAGAGTGGGTAACACTGAAACCGAAAGCGCCCTAAACAACCTGTCAAACTCATCGGCTAATAACGAAAGGGATTTACTAAACTCTCTTTGCCTTTCGATATCTTCCGGAGATACTACCCCCGATGCTATTTTTTCGGCTAACAGTTCTTCGTAGTCTTCAGTGTTGTAAAGCGCCGCGGTCAAAGTAGTCCCAGGCCCTTCGTTGTTTCGCGTGAATGCTTGAGCCTGTTCAACGCTTTTGAAATCTCGTCTTAAAGCTCTTCCGTACTCGCCAAGATAAGCCATAACCGCATCTGGTGTGGAATTTCGAGAAGATGCAAAAGCCTCGAGTTCGCTTACCGCTGTCTTAGCATCGTACCCGAGGTTTTTTAAAACTTTACTAAACGCGTCCAACTTTTGAGGGTCGAAACCGAAATTTCTGGATAGATTACCGATATCTGCGGTATTAGCAAAAGCCGATTTAAAACCGCTGATAACCGCGCCTATGCTGAAATACCCAGCGGATACTTTCCCAAGCGTCACTGCAAGTTTTGAAAACGCAATATCTGTTTTTGTTGTTTGGTCTTCAGATTTCTTAAAAGTATCATTGACCTCGCCAGTTTTCTTTTTTACGTCGTCTACTTCTTTTTTAAGCTGAGAAGAGTCAGCTTTAAAAACTATCGATAAGGTTTCAAAAATCGCCATTATTTTCGCCTCTCGTTAGCTTCTTTTATAGCCATGAACTCATTGTATCGAGTTACTGCAAGGATTTCATAAAGGTCGTATGCTTGCTCTATAGTATATACCGTATTCAACTCGTGCATAGTCGCGTATTTATTAGCTACTAACGCACCTATAATAGGGTCCACATGTGGATAGTCCATGATTTTAGATTCTGAGCGCTTCCAACCCGGGAACTTTAGGGGAGCGCGTCTTCTAAAAAACCTTTATTGTACTCCATCATTTCCTTTTGAATTTCGATTAACATTCTCCAATCACTAACGTGATTATCTATCAGACCGCGCGTGGATAATAGTAAAGGAATTTGACCCTCTCTAGGAACTCCCACGTAAGCCATCAATTTTATAACGTTTGATTCAAACGAAAGATAATCTTTAATATTAGGGAATCCCGAGGCGGCGTAGTTAGTAGCAATTTCTAAACCAGCTAGCGCCGGAAATCTAGAAATTACAAACTCCTTTCCGTTGATTTCTTTTTGCAGAGGATTTAATAGAATCATTATAGTCCAATCCTGTTTTGGAAGGTGAATGAGTACGTTTTACTTTTCAAACGACCGGCGCTTGCCACGCTGCTCGCGGGCATGCCGTCGGTAATAGCGCCATCCTGAAATATAACACCGGACAAATCCGGATATAAAACGGTCAGAGTCATTACATCTTGAGCCCCAATTTTCCCACGGCCTACGCGGTTTGCTTCGAGAAGCACGCCGAGTTGTCGGTCGTCGAGGCTTCCCGCGATGACCGAAATCGTGATGTTTATTGGCTGCGGTTTAGACCAAACTACCAAATCCCCGTTCAATCCCATGGCCTTATCGGCTACTTGCAAACTCGGAATATCGAACGGATCCGTGTCGTCGGCGAATTGTGTTAGGTACAACCCTATTGGGAAAGTATTCGATGCGATAATGCTTATACTAGCACCAAAACCTGAGATATTCTCCATGTTAAAATCCTCTTATATCAAAGTATGGGTGCCCGAAACGAAGTTAATCACGTCGTCTTTACTATAGACAAGCTGATATTTTGCCTCATTATCTTCGGCTACAATTACGCAATTCAACCAGTATCCAATACCAGCAACTTGATGCCACGCTAGTGGGTCTTTTGTAATTTGTGTTATGTACAATTGTTGCTGGCCCGTTAGTGTTTTATTGCTGCTGATAGTACCGTTGTTCAATGCTCTATCTACAACGTCCTGTAGCGTATTTAAAATCATTCCTCGCCCTTGTGCATTAGCCGGGATTCGAGTTTGAGTTATCAATAGGTTCATAAGTGCTACGGTGGCAGCATCTTTAAGCCAAATCTCATTTACATAAAGATTCATGAGAGCCGGACTTGTAGCAGGGCCTTGCATTCCACCCTGTTGGTAGAATGCGATTTGAGCGCCCGCTTGCTGGGTTTGACCGTAGTAGTTCACATTAAGGGCGTCATAGGCGTCAGCATCCGAATCGGTGGTCACGCTAGCGCTTAACCCTCCGAAACTTTGGAACATGTAGTTTTGTACCGAATTGGCGCTGTCGTAGTCGGTAGCCGCTTCAACCATCATCGGACCCATTTCGGGATACTGAAGAGGGCTTAATGTTGGGCTAAGTGTTAGCGCAACGCCGCCGATGCTCACTAACGCCGCTTGCCAGTCCGAAACATTTTCGGGAGTAACTGCAACTGAATAAAGAAAAAGGTTGTTTAGCGAAAAATTCCAGGTGGCAGCCTCCACAACTTCTTGCTCGGTTAAGCCGAGATTCGTCAAGAAAGTGAAAGACCCGAAATTGGTTGAGGCTTGATAAGAATTAGTCAATGTTTCTGTGATGGTTTCTATATCTGAACCAGGCGCCCATATCGCTCCTGGCGTAATAGACCCATTGGTATTTACCGAGCCAGGAACCCAGCCCAGTAGGCCAGTTCCGGTTATATCTGTTCCGCTTCCTGGCGCTGCAACGGAAATCTCCGCATCTCCGGTAATCCCCCCAACGAGATTAAAACCACCTGTGGAGGCGTCATAAGAAACCGTTGCAGACGTCCACAATGCGCCGCCGCCAGTCTCCGTACGAATCGCTGTTTGTATAATAGTAGCTACCGCCGCTAAACTAGCAGCCATCGTAAAATCTAATCCGCTAATAGTGAACGTGTGGGTTCCCATAGTTAAAACAAAAGAACCTCCTGTGATAGAGGTCCAATTATCTTCTTGTGTGTTATTGCCCGATACTGAATAAACCATGGGGGCTACGGCAGTACTCGCCCATCTTGAAAATTGAATGGATTCAGGCGCCGTAATGCTTTTGCTGATGAAACTAAAATAAAAATCCGCACGGAGATATTCTTCTGAATCTGTTCCGAAATACTGACCTACCGAATCTGCACTATTAAAAGATAAAAAACTTTTAGGGGGTAAAAGTAAATTACCCGTAAATAACCTAGCCACCAGTTCTCTTTCAGGAACAGTGTTAGCCGCACCAACTCCTGAAACAATTGAAACGTAACGCGTGCTCGAAATTGACATTTAGTCACCTCTTAAATCGGATATAAACCAGGCACGAAGGTATCCACGCTAGGCGTAACGGATAATCGATTGTTCAAGTATAGCAGAGTGAAATCAAAAGATGGGAGCGCCTCAAAATTATCTCTGTCATCTGTAAAATACGGGTTGGTAATATTGGTTATTCTCAATACGCCAACATTTTGAGCGTTTAATAGTGCCAGTGCGGTATCACTTTGAAGTATACAGGCTACTTCATTTATTAGATCCGAAGCGGTATACCCTGGGTTTTTTACATTTTGTAAAACTAACGCCTGAAATCTAAAAGTAGTTTCGTAGTACTGCTTCTCGCTATGAACCATCGTAACCGCGTCGTCACTCCACTGGTCTGATCTACCCAAATACCCATAACGCTTATTGTGGGTTTTATAAAAATAAACGGTCGGTGCTGTTGGGATACCTTGCTGTGTAGGCTGGTTTGATTGCTGTATGACAACATCGGTAAACCCATCAGCGATTAGTCCATCTTGGATAATTGGTAAGAACAGGGGGATAAGGGTATTGTCGGTCTGCATTAGTTCGTATCCATCCCCATGAAATTACCGTTATAAAAGTTAGAATAGCTATTAGGTGCGTCTAGTGAAGCGAAACCGAATACTTCCATCTGTTGGGTATCCACGCCTATGTGGACGCACAATATCCCTTTCCAGCCGTCTATATCATACCAGTCATTGTTGCTTTCTACTTGAAAACGTTCACCGTTGAACGCCACTTGGTCGCCGGTGATATCTCGGTCTAAATCCAATACATTATTAGACGTATAGAACGTATAATAGTCTTTCTGCAAATCTAGCCCATAGTGAATCATAAGCATTCTTGGGACCGGCTGCCAGCTACCATCCATTTGAATACCCGGTTCAAACGTCGTGACATACTGCCCGACGCTGTTAAGCACGCGGGGGCCCGCTTTATAATACGAAAGATACTGCTTAGCTACTAAAGTTAACGCCATTGACAAAAGATTTTGACCAGGTACGTACGCCATTAACTATCCTTAAAATCGTTAAAACAATACAGAGCATCCGAAAGACACGATGTACAAAGAAATAAGGTTTCATCAGAAAGATTAAACGCCATCAGTTTATCTTTCAAATCGCAGCATTCATCACAACAAATGAGATGCCCTTTTTCGGGGGTGATAATTTCCACTATTCGTCCTCCACGGCGTGCGTTATCGCCGCAAACATTATTCCCGTATCAATTAACGGCTTTTCTAGGTATTTAGGAAGTGCTTTATTTTTCCCGCCTTTGGCTTTTGATAAATACCTTGCTTTACGCGCGGCTATTGTAGAAGGCGCTAAGGGAGGAGATGTAACGGCTTTAATGGCTTTAGCCACGTCGTCGCTAGCCACAGTCCCGACCTTATCTAACACCTCGAGTATGTCGGTATTACCTAGTATGGCCTGAGCTACACCTTTACTGAGTAACCCAAGCCATTTATTTTTATTATCGGCAACCGCGGGTCCTAAAAATGGACGAGCGGGGATTGCTTTATGTGGAGCGCCATATTCATTTTGAGCAGCTATCTCCGCAATATATTTCCCACCTTGTTCTTCTGGATACCTTGTGTTTTTAGGCCATCCTACTTTTAATACCTTATCGGTAGTCAACGAAGATAAAGCGTCATCTAAGTTAATATGTGTTTTAGAATTTACGGTAATAGACATGAGGCGCGTACCCCCTAAAAGCTGAGATTGTGGGCGTCCCTCCGATATACTGACCCCCTACGGATTTCAATTGAAGTAACGCCCACAGTTGTTGTCCGTATATTGTCGTAGCCATCCATTGCTGCCACTGGTTTTTCAAAGGAGGAGGCACTGAGTTAACCGTGACTTTATCTACCGTAGCTCCGCTCAAAATGAAGGGAGTTTGACCGTTCGCTGTTTGATTTGATTGCGATATAAGGTGCGCCATCATAAGATTAATAGCGTACTGACGCGCGGAACCATGTAGCTCCCCATAGTTCCCCACATCTGATATGTAGTTTATCGCCGTATCCCAAAACATTTGAAGTACGATTTCAGGATACTTTGAGTAACTTGAGAAAGCAGGAATCTGCGCTCTAAAGAGTTCATCGTTATATGTAAGTATTGGTTGGCAATCATTAGTCATAATGTCTCGTCGACGCGGTAGAGTTTTTAGACCTGTATCGGTGAGTCTTTTCATCGACAACAATGTAGTCTTTTGGAGTAAGCGGGGCGGAACCGTCTTTAGTCTGCATATCTCTCTTAACAACTTTCTCAGAGTCTTCTTTGCGCTTTGAGTGTCTGATATACCCGTGTTTAATATCCTCTTGAAATGACTCAAGCGTTAATAGCCATTCCATGTCGCTATCACTAACTGATGTGACAACGCCTTCCGCGGTAATCATGTTTTTATTGCACAGTCCGTGACCGCCTTTTATGACGATTGATTTCTTAACAATGTTAAAATTTTGAGTTTTCTCGGGCATCCATTCGACATATCTAATAGAATTAGTGTGGGTAGAGTAGACGAATTGAGTCATTTTAAAATCCTGTTGTTGACGGAACTGATACTGTACTATATAACTGTACTACATACCTAAGTTTTGTTCAAGAATTTTAAAAGTATAGCACCTTACGCTAGCAATATGAGAATATAGGCTCGTGTATAAGGACCTAAAATGTCGAAAGGAAATATTATGTCCGAAGTTCTAATAGTCGCTCTATTGGCGTTTTTTGTTTTTTTAATTTATAAGTTTAATGATTTAAACCCCTCGCAAAAAGAACTATCTTTAGATGTAGTCTCCGATATGTTCAAGAACGAAATCAATGGTCATTTTGGTAGACAAACTGTGGGCCACGTTGGTTTAACTTCTCAAGGCTTCGGATTTGAAGGCCTGGACGAGAGAGAATCTCCAAAATTAACATATCTTATTAGCGCCTCGGTATTTAATGGCGATCAAGAAACTTGCGTATATTTAATGATTGACGACTTAACGACCTCGGGAGTGAATCTCGCTACTCAACACCTAATCGCAAAAATCCATAATCTTAAGAAAAACTTGAATATGCGTTGCTAACGCTATATACTAAGAGCGTAGCATAATACGTCTATCCTTCTGTAGTAGACTGCTAACCCCACTGTAAAAAGTGGGGTTTTTTTTCAGAAATGATAACCGCCGACACATCCGGCTAACAGAACAACGGCAAGTACCGTTAAGCTCATAATTATAAAGTTACTGAAACGTATTTTCATTGACCCCCCTGACTACTTTTAGCGTTGTTAGCGACATTGAGTGCTGCTATGTCGGCTAGTTTATGGATGATTTTAATCGCAATCGCGGCTTCCGGAGACGGATTTGGAATAACGGCCGTAGCTAACGATGCCGCGGTGACTAAAATAGGAAGCCCCTTCATAAGACATGAAAAAAACCCTTTAAATCTTTCAAAAATACACATAGATATTCACCTCTGTTAAAGTAGGGATATCCTAAGGATAGCGTACACATCAATAGTGTTCAATTTTAATCATCTAAGTCAGCGCCTAAACGGTCTCTAATTTCTAAAATATGGTATCTATAGTTCTGAACTATATCTTCATACCGTTCTTGTATGTTCCGACGCGCTTCAATGACATCTTGTTCTTCGGGCACTAAAGCAACTATCGCAACCGCAGCTATGGCTATTTCAATTTCTGTTTTATGTTTCTCTAACTGCTTAACTGTATCTTTATACATCTTTTTAATACTGAATTTCATTTAAACTCTCCTTTATTTGTATTCGCCGGTACTTAGCCTATCCGCCATATTTTTAGACCGGCCGGTTCCTACCTGGCTAGCCCACAGGCTGTTTAAAAGCTCTTTAGACGCCAAATCATAATCAAATACTGAAATGGCGGATATCATCTTCTTAAACTCTAAAAATTTAACCATGCCAACATTAAATCCCAGCTCGATTAACACTCCACGGCGTACTTCATTATCGATATTTAAATACCAAGAATATTTTATCAATTCCGATGTGCAACGTATCAAATCATTGTGGAGTAGTAGAAGAGCCTCGTCCGACGTAATGCCGCAGTCATCAAGATTGCGTCCAACACCTATAGTCAATTTCCCTACGGTATCTTTGTATGGCTTTAATCTAAGACCTTCGTGCTTGATTATTATATCGCTTAATTCATCCATGGGTGTTAATACCCCAAGTGGGAAAGGCGCCCAGGGAGACGCCTTTCATACAGGTTAGTTAATTTTCAGATCCCATACCAACGTGTGCACGCCCATGGTCTCTTAATCATAGCCCCGGCAGTAGCGTTAGAGTAATCTTCGATATACCCCTTTGAAAGCTGCTGG